ATAATCACCTTCCTTACGAATGTTGTAAGGTGGGAAGCCAGTAGACTGGATTTGATGCTGTGTGTAATCTTGCAACCGGTCAAAGACACGGTCAAAGCCAACAGCGTAAGGGGTTAAAAGATTTCGATCAAAGTGATCGAATATATTTGCGATTGCTTGTGTAGTTACCATTTCAGTATCCTCCTTAAAAATCAAGCAAGGTTAAATGAAAGACCCGTTAAGCATCCTTCATAACTATTTATACAACTAAAATACTAGAATCAAGAACAAAAAGAATAAACCAACATACATCATTCGTTTGGCATATTTTTCTGCTAATGCACCTAGCCTTAACACATCCATACGCCCGGAAGCCATATGAATACGAAAAGCCCTTATCAATTCTTCCCGAACTATGATGGGAAGTCTTGGATTCTCTGAAGCTATAAACCATTCATCAAAATCTGGCTTAGCTTCTTTCAATTGTTTCTCAGGAAACACCTGTTCAAAAGCAGTATCATATACCTTTCCAACAGGCCATTTCTGAGCCCAGCCAACTATCGACAATAACTCTGTGTCACTCATCCTGTGAAAGACCGGAGATGCTGCCGGTAAAAACTTCTGTGCCATATAGTTTGTAATCATATCTCTATAATTATACATCATATTGTAGAGAATGTCAAGGGAATATATGTCATTCTTGTGTCTTTTTCCTGCGTCTTCCCTGTATCTTTCTATCCTTCTGTGCTTTTTGTAGGTGGTAACTAACAGCTCTCTTTAAAAAGGTGATTCCATTAAGGTGATCCACCTCATGCTGCAATATTCTTGATGTCATACCTATAAAGCGTTCTTCACATCTGGTCCCTTCTTCCGTATACCATTCCATTGTGATATTCTCTGGTCGTTTTACTTTCAAAAACAACCCCGGATAACTCAAGCATCCCTCCATCATATAGACACTACCTTCTTCATATGATAAAATAGTAGGGTTAAAAAATACCTTGTTATAATCATCAACCCCTTCTGTTTTAAAATCACCCATCCCAATAACTAATACTTGACTATTTAGACCTACCTGGGGTGCGGCTAAACCAATACCGGGTCCATCTTTTCTAACCTTCTGTAGCTCATCTGAAAGTTCATAAGGATCCATAATAGGTTCATCAAAGTTAAACGGCTCACACTTCTGTAATAATATAGGATTTGTTTCTTCTACTAATCTCATGTTGTTACCTTCGTAAAGTTCTGTATCTTTTCAAATCTAATCAGGCTATCAAACTTATCTACATTCAAGTCGGACTTGTGGCTGATTAAAAATATGTTCTCGTTACTTAAAGTATTTAATATCTTTAAGAACTCATCTGTACCATTCACATCTAAACTACTATCAAATATCTCATCCAGTATTAATAGATTGGTGTTGGTACTATTCTTCATCTTGGCAATCTGTCTCCATGTAAACAACAGAGCCAAGTCTATTCGCATCTTCTCACCTTCACTGAAGTTTGCATAGGCAAATTCATCTCTGTAACGTGACTTTATCTTTTCATTAAACTGTTCATCTAATTCAAATTTGACTTGAAACTCTAACTGATTTAAATAACTGTTCACCAACTTATTCATAATAGGTAGATACTTCTTAATGATCTTCGTTTTAATTCCGGTGTCCTGAAGCAACTGCTTCGCAATGTTAAGGTAGTTGGCTTGGTCTTGTATCTTTTCTTTCTCTTTCTTAATCCGTTTTGAATCTTCACGGTACTCCTGTAACCGTGTCTTATCTTCCTCAAGTAAAGAGCCCGCCGTCTGTATATCATTTATCTGTCCTTGTACATCTGTATTAAAATTTAAAATAGATTCTACTGAAGTATTTTTCTTGGCTATATTTACTTCGTGCTCTCGTTTATCTTTCTCTATCTTTTCATACAAATCTATACGAGCGTCCATTTCTTTTAACTCTGCATCTAAACTCACCATAGTACAAGCACTGGTAATCATTTTATTTGTACGCTCTTCTATAGCCTTACTCTTAAACTCCTCATCTATATGTTGCTCACACGTTGGACAATTATCATTCTCATTAAAAAATAAAATCTCTTGTTTAGCCTTAGAAGATTTATGATCCATTCTATACTTTATTCTATTCAACTCTGTTCTATCTTCATCTACCTTTTCATGTTTAGGTAAAATGTCTTTCTCCCATTCAGCCACCAAACCCTTTAGTGTTTCAACTTCATCTTCCAACTTCTTCATGTCATCAGCATTTTTCTTCATCTTCTTTTCTAATGCTTTAAGAGATGTTTTACTTTTCTCTTTTGATTCTGAAATCTTATTCTCTTGGAGTGTTACCTTATGCTGGAGCATATCATTTTCATATTTGATATCCCGTGAGCTCTCCTTGTTGTCTTTTATTCTCTGCTTCAATATATAATTCATCAAAGAAAAAACTTTAATATCTAAAATCTCTTCCACCACCTCACGCCTTGCGGCCGCTGTCAACTGCATAAACGGAATAAAAGATGATGAGCCTAGTATAACCACCTGTGTAAATGACCGATGGTTCAGCTTGAGTATATTGTTCTCTAATAGTTTCTGATAATCTCTAGATGATGCATCCTGATTCACCAACTTACCATCCATATAGATTTCAAACCGAGTAGGTTTGATACCTCTAATGACTAGATATCTACGTTTACCTATATCGAAATAAACTTCTACTGTACAGTCACGACCATTAACACTATTCACCAACTGATCTTTCTTGATACGTCTAAATGGTTTACCAAACAAGCCAAACGTCAATGCATCAAGCACAGTAGACTTACCGGATCCATTATCGCCTATGATAAGAGTAGACGGCGAATTATTTAAAGCTATCTCTATAGGTGTATTGCCTGTGGAAAGAAAATTCTTCCACGTTACTGCATTAAATTTTATCATTCTACTTCACAGGCCTGTATATATAAATTCTTCAACAATCGTTTCAATTTATTTTTATTTAAAGCTTCACTAGATATCTCTTCCACATATCGGTCTAATAATGTCATCGTATCTTCACCTATTTCTACCACCTCATCAGTAATAGAATTGGGATCAAGGTCTGAAAAATCTTCAACAATTCTTAACTCATAAAAGTTACCTTCATTATAACATCTATCAATAAACCTATCAAACGTATAGAAGTCAGATTTCTGTATAACAAATACTTTTATATAACACCCCTCATATTCAGAAAGATCCATATTAAGCATCTCATCACAAGTATGCCCATCATCATAGAATATCTTTTTAAATAAACGATTGGGGTTTTGAAAAAACTCTAGCTCCCTTGTCTCTGTATCTAGAATATGAAAACCTTTCTTGCTGTTGTAATCATTCCATGTAATCTCATAGGGGGCACCAAGATAACGAATGTGTCCGTCGTCTTGTTGTTTATGAAAGTGTCCTGAAAACACACGTTCAAATCGTTTAAAATGTTTTCGTTCTATACCATCATCACAGTAAACATTATCTAACATTTCTGCACCCTGTAATGGAAGATGTCCCATAAGAAAATCAGCTTTGGCTTTAGATATAATTCTTAAAGATTCAGCGTGTTTGTCTGGTGCAATCCATGGTGTCATCAATACATCAAGGCCATCAAAGTTTATTACCTCTGGTGTATCCTTATACAAATGTATAGGGTACTCACCACAAGTTAAAGACATGGAGTTTACATCATTAGTTGTTTTAAAATAACAATCGTGATTCCCAAGTAAGGTATGCAATTCAATACCCCTTTCATAGATAGGAGTAAAGAACATCTCCTTAGCTAATTTAAGAGTGTTAAAATTAGTATACTTCCGCCTATCAAAAGTATCACCCAAATGAACCACCGTTGAAATTCCTTCCCGATCAAGTATTGGGAAAAAAATTCCTCGGTAGAAGCGGGCTTGGAACTCCGAGAACGCCAAATTGTCATTCTTACCTCCGAAATGTGTATCTGTTATTAATGCTATCTTCATCTAACTGGTGGGCCCACATACCCTGTTCATCCGCCGGAGGAATCATTACCTTCGCCGCCATCATTCCATAGTTTTTTTGGCGGTTTGATTTTCTTCTTTTCATCTTCGTCATCATCTGAAAATGAATACTTATCCAAAATTTCTATGTATTGAGTTTGATAATCGGCTTCGTCATCATGCTCTTGTACAGTAATTAAATCAGATATACTAGACCTCTTTAATATTCTATCTTTAATTTTCTGCTGTTTCTTTTCTTTCGCTATACGTCTAACAAATGCATAATAAATGATCTGTGTAAAATATGCAAAAGGGTTCTTCGATTTCTCTGGATCAAAATTATCTATATACTGTAAACAATTTTCTATACCATCAGAAATCATTTCTTCCTTGTATGTATAGTTAATAAAATTTGGTCTATACGACAGGTGATTAGCAATCTTTAGAATACACTCTCCTAAATAATTACTAATCTGCGGCTTTGGCTCATCGGCCTCTTCCGCATCTTTTAATTGCTCCTTTCTTTCTACTATTGCTGCTAGAAATTTTTTATTATCAACATAGTGAACTTTCTTTTTCTTTTCTGTAGCCATGGGGCTCTCCTTACGGAGGACTTAATGTGTAACTGGGCCCACATAATCACTAAACAAACCAATAATAACTTCACACGCATCTTCTAAGTTATCTAAACGCCATGAAGCGTTGTGTTTAATAAGAGGATGATCCATCAAGTACTTGTCATCAGAAACAACTATCAAAGGTTTTCTCAAACCAATAGCCCAACCGATTTCAATAGTAGTACCATATGATGGTCGTCTATCATTTAGTTCTTTAGGTAAATATGCTAAAACCAAATCACAAGATTCAGTATCTAACCAATTCTTTGTTGCGATTGCACGAGGATCTGACCACATCTTATCTGTAGCGCCTATATCTGTATAAGTCATTCCTTCCTTCACGGGTTCACATCTCAAAGGTGAAATGCCTACAATACCATAGGGTAACATACTGACCGCATAATCTCGCCAGCTGGTGGCTTCTTCTTCCGTACAACCTGCAATAGGTCCTGCCAAATATATATACTTCTTCATAATTAAATGCCTTCTTTCTATTTTTAAGACATTTATAATAATAACATACTTAAAGTAGGTTGTCAAGCATTATTCTAATCCCACTTCTACCCAATCTACATCATTCCACCCAGCATCTCTAGGCACATTTACAGCATGAGCTTTTACCCTGGGTCCAACATCATTTATAAGTATTCTACCACTATCTGCATACCCCATCAAAAGCATATCAAATGGTATACCTAATCTTCGGAGTTCTGATTCAGTTCTTTCTCTTACCGATTCTCGTCTACCAGTAATAAGGATAATTCGATGGCCTTTTATCTCCCAGCTCCGCATACGCTCAAGGACACCAGGTAATAGCTTATGTTCTTCTCTAACTATTCCTAAATGTCCTAAACCTGTATACTCTGTTAAAGTACCATCAATATCACAAATAATTGTTTTCAATATTTTTTACAAAAAGGCCTTGACATCACGGCAACAAGTGTGTATAATTAGCTGTGTTGTGCCTTTAATGAAGTTTAGATTTATCAATTGGAAGAACATTAGAAGGTATATCAGATTCCTTTAAAGTACCATTGGAACCAGAAACCGCATCAACCAATTGTTCCATGTTATCCCGCATCTTCATCATGGCTTCATCTTCAGTAGTAAGTTCATTAGATTCTTCAAAAGAGATTCTTTTGCAGATATGTTTGTAATACAAGGTCACTTCAGGAGCCAAATCACCTAACGATAATATCTTTTCTTTAAGAATAACAAAAGATTTATCATGTGTAAAATTCATCCAGCGCTGTAGGCCTGTATGTTCCACTATATGGTCATTAGATTCCATTATCTGATTTTTAACCACAGACATCGGATACTCTACTACTAGAGCATCTTTATATTCTTCAAGGACTTTACATAAGACGTCCTCACCGTTCATCATTTTTAGAACCTTAAAGGGATATCCTGATTTATATGCTGTACTTTCCATATTACTATTTATGATTTAAGTTTTACTGGTAGAATCTCATAACCGAATTCTTGTTGAGAATAGATACTTATTCTTTCCTCAAAATGTTTAAGAGTATAGTTCCTTTTATTATTATAACTCATATCATCAGCAATGTCAAACAAATTACATTCTGTTTTATCTTCAGCTAAACGCAACCCCCGACCTATAGATTGCAGTACTTTAATTTGAGATTTATATGGACTCCCAAAAATTATGTTATGCAATCTCTTTATATTAATACCCATAGAGAATACACCGTAAGAGGCTACAATAATAGCATTTTCTTCTTCTTCTACAATACCTCTAATATTATCACGCTCGATGGCTTCAGTAGCCCCATACACAAAAAATATTTTTCTATCGGGCGAATGTTCTTTTAAAGCTAGAGTAAGCGTTTCTAGTTGTTTTATATACTGAGCTAAGATGAGAGTATTACCATCTCTTGATAACGCCACCTTACATATAAAATTATTTCTAGCGGGAGATTTAGAAAGATAATCCATTTCTTCTTGATAAGTTCGTTGCCTTCTGTTTGACTTCACATGATTTAAAACCAAACATCGTATATTTAAATTAGAGAGATACTTTTGTTTTACCAATTTTGCGGTAGTAGTGGCCTCTTTATGTTTTGCAAATAGCCCTTCAAGAACCAATTGGTGAATTTCTGACCCATCTAATGTGCCTGTAGTACCTATACGGTATTGACAGTCATGCAACTTGGTCATTATACCGGTTAAGGATTTGGCTTTGGCTAAATGACATTCATCAACAAACACTGCTCCAAATTGGTTGAAGTATCGTTTATCTAATTTGTAGATAGACTGCCAGGTAGAGATGACCACCTCTCTAGATGTGTTTTTATCTGATCCTGCATAGAGTTTGTGACAGTGTTCGTCGGGGAACCATCCATAGTCAGCAAAATCATTATACATTTGCTCAACAAGATTAGTAGTAGGAACAATAAGAAGAATTTTCTTATCATCTATTACTTTAAGGTAGTAACGAACTAAAGCGTATATTATAAAAGACTTGCCAGACCCAGTAGGGCTAAGAATAAGCCCACGATCATTAGTAAGTATATTATGGATTGCATCTATCTGATAGTTTCTCGCTCGAAATTTTCCTTTCTCCAGCGAGCGTACAAATTTGGTGGTAATTTTCTTGTCAAATTTTTTGGGAGGGATAAGAGAGCTGTCGTATTGGATTTTATGCCCTTGCTCCGAGAGAAATCTTCTGACATACGGTAGTAGTCCAAGATAGATTTTACCAGTACCTGGGCTGAACAATCTAATCTTTCCGTCCCAAAGTCGGTTGCGAACCGACGGCATGAACTTCGCATTTGGGACTTCAAAAGTGAAAAATTCCGAGAGCTCTCTTGCAATGGAAGGTTCACATTTGATACGGAGATATACTTCATTAAATTTTGTAAGGGTAACGTCCATCACTCACCATGTAGAAATTTCTTCCATTCAATAGTGTTGCGAATTGTCCAATTACGATTTGTAATCTCCCTTAATATTTTCTCAAGATAATTTACTACTGTCTCCAAGTAGGCCTCTTTTTGACCTAACTCCTGTAAATCTTTATCAGCATCTAGATAGATGCCTACATCAGATTTCAATATCTTCAAATCAAAAGGCTCTGCTTGATAGACAGAAGGATCAGCTTTACCTGTATAGTATTCCCACTTCACTCTATGCAAGTACTTATAGTCATCCCGCACCTTTCTTAATTGTAAAGAATACTTTGTATAATGTTTTAGATACTTATTGTGTAATTGTGGTGTACGGATACTTTCGATGTCTAATTCAGTATCATCAATCTTTATATCACGATCCACTTCTTTTTGCAATTCACTTAAATCCATATTCACTCCATAATAAAAAGGTGAGAAAGTAGCCAGAGGATAACCAACCCTTGCCTATATACCCTAACTATACTTCCGTCAATAACATTGTTGGAAGATTACATACCTAATCCGATTATCTTAACTACTCCCTCAGGATTATTTATACGGCGGAAATTGTATACAGCATAAAAGCAAATGATACGTTACACTGTACATAACTAGTGTCTGCATCTTGCTGGGTATAATCTAATGCACTGAGAGTAACAGGAAAAGCCTCTTCCATAGTAATCTTGGCAACAGGGTTATTTTTAGAACTTAAAATATACAATTCTATATCACAGTATAAATCTCTATCGGATGTAGAGCCTGTTACTTCTTGCCCATCTCTATAAAATTTAGTAGGCTGACTAGGACGTACCACATAGTCACTAGTTCGAGCACCAAATTGAGATGACTTTTGAGGTGCTGCCATATTGACCAACCAATCATGCAGTTCAATATAATTCTTCAATTGCTCATCAACAATAAATGTCATATTGAATTGGTCATAAGTAAGTTTATCACCAATAAAAGGAACATCTAATAGAGGGGTAGGTACAACGCCCTGGCCCATAGTAACACCAGGGACGTTGCAACTTACCACAAACCATTCCGTTAATGGAAATATTGGTATATTAATCCTGAATTGATTACTCTGAGAATAATCAAAGACTGTCGGCTGCCTTGCATCTGGGTTGATAGTAGTATTACCAACCGTGCCAGTCCTAATTGAACTAACAGATATAGGTGCTGCCGGTGGAATAGTAGGTTTTAATGCCATTATAATCCAGCTGGTGTAGCTACGTCTATAACAAGTGTAAATAAAGCAGCGCCTACCTTCGTAATTGCAATAGCACCAGTAGCATTATCCATTACAGCAGTAGCAGCTGCATTAGATCCTGCACCACCCGTAAATGTAATTAAAGGTGTATCAGTGTAGAACTCACCAGAATTGGAAACAGTTACAGCATTAACCGCATTACCACTTCGTCCAGCAGTAGCAGTTGCCGTTACAAAAGGCGAACCATTAGGACCTAAGCCCTGATAAGTTGGCGGTGTAATTACTACAGTAGGGTCGGATGTGTATCCACTACCACCCGCTGTAACAGAAATCGTCGCAATTTGTAAACCTAAAGGATTTGTAAGCACTGGACTATTATGCATAAAGTTCCAATTACCCGATCCAGATAATCGAGTAGCTACTGCATCCGTACCTGAGCCTTTGGCCTTCCAAGTAATGGTAATACTTCCACTTGCCATTGTCCACATTAAACGCTTAATTGAAGATAGACCATTTGCAGGTATTTCATAATTACCAGCTGGGTCTAATGTTGTAGTTGCAGCATCATCCCCTTCTATTTTTACACATACACTGCCTGTTGTATTTTTTAAAACTTGTACTGATCTTGCCATTTTATTTCTCCTAAATTGAGGCGTGGCCCGATACGGTACCACAGATGACCTCTAGTATGTTCATTACTATTTATAAGAGAGCAGACCAAAAAAACGCCCCTGCGGTGGGAGGGGCGTCCAAAAGTGTGTGCTCTTTATTATTATATAATGACGAACACTTTTTTGTAGAACTTCTCTTACATAAGATTAGTAATCTGCGCTCTACGGTAGTAGACGTTCGCATTAGCAGTACCTGAGGTACTCACCACTGTTGACTCTGCAAACGGGTTCGCAATCAAACCATACCGTGTCTTAAAACCAATCTTCGGCTGGAAGGTGTTCTCACCAACGGCACGAACCATCTGCAACGGAACGTATGGGCAATAGAACAAACCAGCGTCATAAGGTGATGTGCCCTTGTAACCAACAACATAGTACTGGTTAGCAGACGCACCAGCTGGTGTACCAGCTGTCGGATATGGTACTGACATATTCGCATACGGATCAACGTATACTTTAAGACGACCATTTAGGACACCGGCGAATGTGTTGCCTGTCGAATCTACGTTCAGGTTATCCTGAAGGGCAGATTGATAGTCAAGCAAACCAGCCATTGTCATGGCAGACGCAACATCAGCAGAACAAATCAAGATGTTACCTTTACCACGGCGTGTATCACGAGCAATCATGTTCGCATCTCTCTCCATCGAGAACATCAAACCTTTGAATTTCTCAACAGACCAACGACCGTTGGAATCTGTATTCAAATCAAAGATACCAGCTGTCGAGGTATTAGTCGCAGCACCCATGACAGATTTCAGATAGATTGTACGGATTACTTCACGATTGATTTCAGCAAGGATCTCAGCCGAGAGGATGTTGGCGAGTTCGGTTTCAGCATCGAGACCGTGGATCGCTTTCAAGTCTTGGGCAAGTTCCATTGTGTATTCAGCTTTGAGGGCTCTGGACCGAGCGGTCACAGTCGCTTTCTCAATACTGAATGCCATCTGAGCAAAAGAATCGGCATTTGAATCGCCAAGAGCTTCTGCAGCAGCAGTTGTCATACCACCTGATGCACTATATACACTAGCAGACATCGCTTTAATAACGTCAGAGCCTACCTGTGTAGAAACCTGTGCGCCCGTTGTAGCATTCTGTTTTTGTGCTCCAAAGAATGTATTTGCTTCATTATACAGAGCTTCCGGACCAACTTGTGAAGTGTATCTGGCCTTCATTGCAAAAATGAGTCCCGTAGGACCAGTCATTGGCTGTACGCCGCAGATATCATAAGCAATTAGTGAAGGCATCGCACGACGAACTAGTGAAATCAGGATTGGATCCCAATTCTGAATGTTAGCTCCCGTAGCGTTATTAGGCGCAACTTCTCCCAAAAACTCTCGATCTTCACCCATAGCTCTTTCTTGGTTTTCCAAGATAACAGTAGTAACAGCACGCCGGTACGGATCCTTAATCTCGGGAAGATCAGGATGCTCTAGGACTGGCTGCCATTTTTCCTGTAGGTGTTCAGTGTTAAACATTGTTTTCTCCCTTTTTATTTAAATAAAAATTTTTATTATCTCATCTATCAGCTAGCACGTTTCTGTACTTTACCAATAGCAGTCATATATGCAGCCATTGTACCGGATGTTTCTGCTTCATAATTCGGCGCTGCTTCTACTTCTTCGTTAATCTTCGCTTTTGGAAAATAAGAGTCTTTGATTGTTTCCAACTTCAAACGATAGTCGTCTGAATTCTCGTACTCTACACTTTCTGCTAGCTCAGAAAATTTCTCAACTTCTGTATCTGCTAGATCAGAAGCCACATCTAAAAGAATTTCATTCTGCGACAGTTCATTTACTTGCTGTGTCAGAGCAACATTCTTCTCAATCTCCTCATTGAGGCGACTTTCCATTTCATCAGCTTGCGTTGCCGCAGCTTCTAACATATCAAATCTCTCATCAGGAATTGCAATATCATGCTCTTCAAACAGTGTTCTTAGACCACTAATAAACTGTTCAGCAAGTTCAGTTTTGAGCCTATGCTCAACTGCCAACTCATTCTTCTTCATCCACTCTTCCACAACATAGGTGAGGTAACCATCAACTTTCTCAGTCAACTCATCTTTTGCTTCGTTAATAGCGGAATCATAAGCCTCTGCATACTCTTCCTCTAGACGCTCAAGTTCCGTACGGATCTTTGACTTCAATGCAGCTTCAAAAATTGTAGCAGCTTTTGTCTTAAATTCTTCGGAAAGACCTTCACCTTCTGTCAATGCGTTTACATCGTCAGAAAGATCAATCTCTGCAACACGCTCTTCAGCGGTTGGTCGCTTCTTACTACGAGTAGCTTCCGCTTCATCGTCTTTGTCTAGATCATCTTGATCTTCTTCCTCTTCCTCATCTTCACCACCTTTATCAGCAGCTTTCTTTTCAGCTTTGCGTGCTGCTTTCAGGTTAGTCTCCTCAGGATCTTCACCTTCTAGTTGAACTTCCTCTCGGGCTCCAACTTTCATTTCACCACTTCCGTCGCCAACAGCTACAGAAGAAGCATCAGATGGTTTAGTCTTGGGAGGAGTAGCTTTTTTCGCCTTTTTACTGGCGGCATCACCTGGATCAGATTTGGCTTCTGGAGAAACTACAGCAGGTCCCATGTCTTGTGTCTCACCACCCGGAGTTCCACCAGCAATTGTGGCTTCTTTCTGGGCAGGAGCGGCACCTTTCATGGCAGCCCGTGGATCGCCTTTACTATCTAAGCCATCCTGTGCTTCCTCTAGAGGGTTGCCCAATGTTTCATCGGCAATTCTCTCTAGTTCAGTGTTAATATCCGTCATTTGGAATACTCCCTGTTTTTAATGTACATATAAGTTATTTATAATATTCAAAATTTAGACATGAAATTTTCAAAGATTTCAGCAGCCTTTTCTTCTCTAGCCTGCGCAAATTTGTATTTCCTGTCCAATTCTCTCTTATAAGCGTCAATATCCATCTCTTTAACTGCACCATTATCCCATACCCACTCTTTGCCTTCCATAATACCTTCGACGAAAGCATTGGGGGCAGACGGATCTGCGACGATATCAGCAGCAGTAGCAAGATAAAAGTCATCTTTGACAACATGGGCCCCACGCTGTGGTGCGAGCGACCCCATACCTCGGGACGAAACCCCTAACTTGGCACCTTCGTCTATGAGATTCTTTACAATTTTTCCGTACGGAGTATCCATGATCTTGGCTTCACCGATGAAATTAGTACCATCAGGATGCAAAGCAGTAATCATATGTGATACTCTCTCTAGGTTTACAGTAGGACCGTCAGGATGACCGAGTTCACCAAACGCCCTGTTCTTCTGGATATATTCTTTATTATATCTGTTTACTTCTTTCTCTAAAATGCCCATCGGATAGATGCGACCATTTCTATTTTTAATCTCGGCTTGTAAAAAGGGACCCCGAATTTTATAATTCTTCTTTCCCTCATCATCTTCTATAAGATAATCGACATCTTCAATTGATTCAGATATAAGTTTCATAGTTATTCCTCTTGTACTTCGGCTGGGTCACCTGTAATGCCCGTATCTACTCCAGAAGTTTCTTGACCCAGATCAACTTCTTTAAAAGCCTTCTGAGCGTAATCTATTTTGGCTTGTTTCCATGCATCACCTCTAGCTGCATCTGCAGCAACATTAAATGCATCACCGGCAGCTGCCATATCACCGTCGGCAATATTATCAATCATCTTTCTAAGACTCTTATCCATTGTATATTCCTCTAATATTTATAATTTACGCAGTCTCTGGACCTGAATATTCCTGATCTGCGTCAGCTTGCCCCTCTACACCACCTGGGACTGTTGCCCCATTACCATTCATAGGTGGCATCTCTGGTTCTGGTACATTAGTACCAACTGCCATACCAGGTCCTAAACCAGCATCATCGTCCATCACATCGTCTTTCTTTTCTTGTTCAATCTGTTTATCAATTTCTTCAATCTCAGTATCAGATTGACGCAATACATAACGTCGGACATATTCTACAGAATAATATGTACCAACATAATCATTAACAGCTTGTAATGCAGTCATTCTTTCATTAAGAATTTCTAGTTCTTTTAACTCTTGAAAATGGTTATCATCTTTGAAATCATAAACCATATACTCTTTAATATGGTCCCAATCTTCTGGCTTCATTATACCCTTTAAAACTAATTGGGTCTTAAGCATATCTTGGAAGAGTTCTGAAAACTTCTTACGCAGACGTTGAATAAACTTACTAAACTTAATTTCATCTCTGGTAATCTCTGTAGATTTACCAAGATTAAAACCACCTTCTGACTCTAAACGAGAGATAGGAATATTCAGTGACTTGTAGAGTTTCTTCTGGAAGTATTTGATATCTTCCAGTTCACCAAGATTTTGTCCACCAGATAACGTACTTACATCTGTTCCTCTACCACCTTCACGACGAGGCAGCCAGAAATCTTCCAACATAGACATCTGATTTCTGTCATCCATAATCTCACCAGTATTAGAATCATAAACAACTTTATTTCTATAGCGTGACATAACATCTTTCATGTATGCCTCAGCTTTAGGTTTGGGGAGATTACCAACGTCGATATAAAAGATACGTCTTTCTGGAGCACGAGCAATACGATAGATAACTACCGCATCTTCAATCATTCTTAATTGATTAGTAGGCTTGATTGCCTTCTGCAATAAAGAATAAACCTGATTCGTTGTGGGGTTGTATAACCCAGACGGAACATACGCAATAGCATCAGGAGAAATTCTTAAACCCTGTGCTTGACTATTTGAAGAACCACCAATTGCAGGTAGAGAAGGATAAACACCAGCTTCATTGTAGATGTACCACTCCTTCACATCCTTAATTATTTCTACACCACCTGGTCCTTTTTCTTTCTCAACTTCTCTAATCTTCTTAATAAATTTAGGATCGACATAACGAATTTCCGATATACCTTTTCGGGGAGATTTTTCATCAATCAATTTATGATAAAAAATTCTACCATCAATATACCACCGCCTAAAGATATCGTGGCCTTTCTTTTTCCACTGTAGGAGTGTAAGAACTTCTTTAAATTCTTGGTCTATCTTTTTCTTGATAGACAT